AGGAGGTCAGTAATGTCCCAAGCAGTAGCACAAAAAGCAAAGACAGAAGTAGCAGTATCTAACTTATCTTCATTACTTGAAGAGGAGGCAGGTGCTGGTCTTGAAAACTTCACAACCGATGATATGCAAATACCTTTTATAAGGATACTACAAGCATTATCACCACAACTAAACAAACAAGATAGCATGTATATAAAGGGAGCTGAACAAGGCGACATCTTTAATACTGTGTCACAACAAGTGTACAAAGCAGATGAAGGTGTGATTGTTGTACCTTGTTTTTTTGAAAAGAAATTCTTGGAGTTTGCACTTAGATCAAGTGGTGGTGGTTTCATAAGAGAACTATCCCCCGATGACAGAGACATAACTCTTACAACTCGTGAAGGTGCGGCAGAAATTCTTCCGTCTGGAAATGAGCTAGTAAGAACTCATCAACATCTGGTACAAGTAATGGATCCCGAAACTAAATTAAGTTCTCCAGCGGTTCTTGATATGAAGAAGACACAATTAAAAGTGTCTCGTAGATGGAACACAATGAAGAATGGTATAAGATTACCTTCGGGTAAACCTATGCCTTTATACGGAACTGCATGGTCTATTAAGACTATTGCAGAAAGTAACGATCAAGGTAGTTGGTATAACTATAAAGTTGATCGTGTGACTGAGATATCAAAAGAACTAGAATCTATGATGTTAGAGGCTAGGACTATGTATCAAAGTTTTAGAAAAGGGGAGATTAAAATGGCTGCCGCTTCTGCCGATGAGATGGCATCGAACAAGTCGGGAGAAGAAGTACCGTTTTAACAACTAGAGCCGTGGCTACGTCCTCCAAGTCACGGCTCTTTTTCTTTGGAGTGAAGAGTGAATTTAGCAGAAGAATTATTGAAAGCATTTGAAGGCTTTCGAACAGCACATGGTCAAACGGAAGTATCAACACAACGTATGGCTGGCAAACAAAAAGCAAAGTCTTACATTGTAAGAAATCCATTAACCTTAGAATTAGTACAAAGACACATAGAAGGTAAACAAGGTGTTGGTGCTATACCTATCAATGAAGATAACAAGTGTAAGTTTGGTGCTTTAGATATAGATCAATACCCTCTTGATCATAATGAATTAATAGATAAACTAGAGAAATTCAATGTTCCGTGCATCGTGTGCCGTAGTAAATCGGGTGGTGCACATATATTCTTTTTCTTCAAGGAGTGGATGAATGCGAGTGATTTTAGAGACAAGGCTGCTGAAGTATCTGCTGCTCTTGGGCATGGTCGGTGTGAAATATTTCCGAAGCAAGAACAGGTTCTTGTCGAGAGGGGCGATGTTGGTAACTTCATTAATTTGCCGTATTTTGACTCTGAGCAAACTTTCCGCTATGCGATACTCAAAAAAGAAGGAGAGTACAAGGATGCATCATTACAAGAATTCATCGAAGAAATACACAGAATAAAAACAGATCCCCAGGATTTTTTAAAATTACCAATTGGTGGGCCTGTTGAATTGTATCCGAACTATGTTCCGTGTTTACGTTCTTTATTATCGGTGGGTATTTTTGAAGGTGGTAGGAATAGAGCTGCTTTTCATCTTGGTGTTTTTTTACAAAAAGCTTTTCCCGAAGATTGGAAATCAAAACTAGAAGAGCACAATGCAAAAGATTTTACTCCACCTTTAACTGCATCAGAAGTTGTTGCTATACAAAACACATTAGAGAAGAAAGAGTATCAGTATCTTTGTAAAGAAGAACCTATGTCTTCTCATTGTAACCAAGGTGTCTGTAGAACTTTAAAACATGGAATAGGTGTTAGTTCGATGCCTACGATCAGTGGACTGTCTGTTATTTTATCGGAGCCTAGACTATGGTTCGTGGATATAGGCGGGAGAAGACTAGAACTTACAACAGATGAACTACAAACTCCGAGACTATTTCAAAGAGCATGTATGGAGCAATTAAACTTCATGCCTCCTAAATTAAAAGATAGTTTATGGGAAGAACAAATAAATAATTTATTAGAAAATTGTAATGAAATAAATGTACCCGAGGAACTTACATACAAAGGTCAGTTTGTTTCTCTGTTAGAAACTTATTGCACAGGTAGAGTTCAAGCACAAACTTTTGAAGAAGTTATGTTGGGTAAACCATATACAGAAGCAGAAGAAAGCAAGACTTACTTTAGACTTGAATCTCTCATGGAGTTTATGAGACAGAAAAAGTTTGACGTTTACACAAGGGCACAAGTGCAAGAGAGACTAAAAGAAATAAACAATGGAGATAGTTCTGTAACGAAAAGATTTAAAACATCAACAGGCAGTTGGAAAACAATTCGTGTTTGGTGGATCCCAGAGTTTGCTTCAGAAGTTGAAATTGAAAGTATTAAGATAGAAGCTGGTGAGGCACCGTTTTGAGAAAAAAATATAAAACATGTATCGAAGTTCTAGATGAATATCAACACACTTTTAAAGTTGTTGAACAAACTTTAAGAAAACAACCTTTCTCATTGACCAGAAAAGAAAGAGCAGAGTTAGTCTTCTATCAAGAAATGAATAGAAATATAGAAATGATAAAAAACTATATAGAAACAGGCGAAGAATCTATAGATTGGACTAAGTGGGCATGAAAGAAACGGCAATCTTTGGACCTCCGGGCACAGGTAAAACCACAACTCTGATCGATATTATTAAAAAGAGCATTCAAGGTGGAATGGATCCTACTAAAATAGCTTTCATGTCTTTTAGTCGTAAAGCTGCTACAGAGGCAAGAGATAGATCAGCGACAGAGCTTGGTTTGGATGTAAAGCAAATGATCTATTTTAGAACACTGCACTCGCTTGCTTTTACATGGCTAGGTTTAGATATTAAAAAAGTATTTAAAGGGGCAGACTATAATGATTTAGGTAAGCTTGTTGGTCTGGAGTTTAGATCAGCACCTACACTTAATATAGAAGAAGGACCTTTATTTCAGATAGGAGCAGGTGGGGACAAGTATATGTCTCTTGTACAAATGGCTCGTGTAAGAGAAGTGTCTTTGGAGCAACAGTTTAATGATGCTTGGGATCACACTTTATATTGGCAAGAACTAAAAAAATTAAATAAAGCATATCGTGATTATAAACAAGCTAAAAACAAATTAGATTTTGTGGATATGATTGAAGAATTTATAAGGCAAGGAACTTCGCCTCAATTCGATTTGCTTATTATAGATGAAGCACAAGACCTAGCTCCTTTACAATGGCGTATGGTTAAGGAAGTTTTAGTTCCAAACTCCAAAAAAGTATACTATGCGGGAGATGATGATCAAGCTATATATACTTGGATGGGTGTGAAAGTCTCTGACTTTTTAAATTCATGTGAAGATAAATTATTTTTGGAACAATCCTTCCGTGTACCGAGTGCCGTGCACGATTTCTCTCAGAATTTAATAAAAAAAGTGTCTACCAGACAAACAAAAGATTGGCAACCCGCTAAAAAAGATGGCACGATAACATGGCATCGAGATATACTTGATGTAGACTTAACTAGTGGCGAATGGTTGGTACTTGCAAGAACTAATTATATCACAAACAAAGTATGTAATCGTCTCAAGGAAGATGGATATCTTTACTGGAGAGAAGGCACTGGTTGGTCTATTTCCCCAAATGTTATCAACGGAATAGAGGTATGGCTTAAACTATGCAAAAACCAAAGCTTGTCTGCATCAGAACTGAAGAACTTTGCGAAGATATTGAACCCCAATATTATATCCAAGTCTGGGAGAAAAACCCTATCCTCCCTAGATCAAGAACAAACTTATACTCTAAACGATATCATAGAGAGTTGCTCTTTGAACGTCTCACACGAGACACCGTGGCAGAAAGTCTTGAAAGTCTCGGATCAGGAAGTGGCATACATAATGTCAGTGAGGAGACGAGGAGAGAGAATTCTGACGGGGACTCCGAGGATTCGGATATCGACAATTCACAAAGCCAAAGGTGGAGAGGCGGATAACGTAGCTCTACTTCTTGACTCAACCAAGGCTTGTGTAGAAAGTTTAGACCAAGATTCTGAAATAAGAACTTTCTATGTGGGAGCAACTCGTGCTAAAAAAGCACTTCACTTAATCGAATCAAATGCATTACATAGGTTTAACATATGAAAAAAGATAGAGAATTCTTCTTGAAGGAAGCAGAGAAACTAATCAATGGACAAAGAGCCAAGGAGTATGGTCCTGCTAAAAAGAATCATCAACGTATAGCCGACATATGGACTATACTGTTAGATAAAAAACTAAATGGTGCAATCACTCCAGAAGAAGTTGTGGCTTGTATGATAGGTGTCAAGGTTGCTCGTCTTGCCGAAGACATTTCAAAGGACGATTCTTGGACAGACGTTATAGGTTATGCGGCACTTGGTGGAGAAATTATAAATGACAAATCATGATCAATATCATTTTTTAGATCAAGATATAAAGGATATGTCTTGGGGGAATATAGATTCTGATTGGACACCTCCTCAAACTTTTCCTGATCTATCTCAATATGAAACTGTTGCAATAGATTTAGAGACAAAAGATACAAATCTATTAACACTTGGTCCTGGTTGGACAAGGAAAGATGGATATGTGATAGGAGTAGCTGTCGCAGCAGGAGAGAACTCCTGGTATTTTCCTATAGCCCATAAATCTGGGAATATGTCAAAGAATATAGTTTATAAATGGCTACAAAAATTATGTGATGATGAAAGTATAACTAAAGTTTTTCATAATGCTTTATATGATTTGGGTTGGTTAAGAGCCGAAGGCATAGAAGTCAAAGGTAAAATTATAGATACAATGATTGCAGCACCTTTGTTAGATGAAAATAGAAAATGGTATAATCTTAATTCCCTTGCTCGTGATTATCTTGGAGAATACAAGGATGAGAAAATATTGAAGTGTGCAGCTGATGAGTTTGGTGTTGATCCTAAATCTGGTATGTGGCAACTTCCACCTAGATATGTGGGTAAATATGCCGAGCAAGATGCTTTGATAACTTTGAAACTTTGGGACAATCTTAGAAAGAAAATAACACAAGAAGAATGTTCAAGTATTTTTGAACTAGAAATAAATTTACTTCCTGTGCTCTTTGAAATGAAAACTAAAGGTGTTCGTGTTGATATAGATAAAGCAAACGAAACTAAAAAACAATTAACTAAACTTGAAAGATCACTTATAGATGAAATAGTCAAGGAAACTGGAGTTACCCTTGAACCGTGGGTCGCCACATCTGTAGCAAAAGTCTTTGATGCTGTGGGACTTCCTTATTCTCGCACAGAGAAGTCCGGGGCACCCATGTTTACAAAACAATTTTTGTCGAACAACACTCATCCTATTGCTCAAAAAATTATAAAAATTAGAGAAATAAACAAAGCCAATACAACTTTTGTTGATACTATTCTTGAGCATTCTCATAATGGCAGAATACATTGCGATTTTCACTCCTTACGATCTGATGGTGGTGGAACTGTTACTGGACGTTTTAGTTCAAGTAACCCCAATTTGCAACAGATTCCTGCACGAGATCCTGAGATCAAAAAATTAATTCGTGGTTTGTTTATCCCGGAGGAGGGCCACAAATGGGGGTCTTTTGATTATGCATCACAAGAACCAAGATGGCTAGTTCATTATTGTGCCACCTTGACAGGTGTAGATAAACATCCACAGATTGATGAGGTTGTTAAGATGTATCATGAAGGTAATGCTGACTTCCATCAAATGGTAGCGGATATGGCTAATATACCTAGGAAACAAGCTAAGACAGTTAATCTTGGTATTATGTATGGAATGGGTAAAGGTAAACTAGCTAATGTTATGGATATCGATATAGACGAAGCTTCAAAACTTTTAGAAACATATAATCAAAAAGTTCCTTTTTTAAAATCTTTGTCTGAAAAAGCCATGGATCGTGCAGCGAGCACTGGTGTTATACGAACTTGGTTAGGCCGTAAATGTAGATTTGATATGTACGAGCCTGTATCATACGGATTTAACAAAGCTTTGCCTATGAAAGAAGCAATAAATGTATACGGAGAGAAAGGCCGAATAAGAAGAGCCTTTACTTACAAAGCATTGAATAGATTGATTCAAGGCTCAAGTGCGGATCAAACTAAGAAAGCTATGGTAGAATGCTACAAAGAAGGTTTGTGCCCAATGTTGACCGTACATGACGAACTTTGTTTCAATATAGAGAATCAGAAACAAGCAGACAAAATTGTTGAGATAATGTCTACTTGTGTACCTGATTTAAAAGTACCTTTTGAAGTCGATATGGCTCTATGTGATAATTGGGGTGAAGTTGATTAATGGGTAAAATAGCAGAAGAAAAAACTGAACGTAATGCAGAAATATATTATAGGCGTATGGCAGGGGAAGGACCTAAAGCTTTAGGGAAGGAGTATGATCTGTCCCCTAGCCGTGTTTATAAAATAGTGATGCGATATTCTAAAAAATTGTCTAGAAGTTAATTAAAGACCAGACTTTACAAACATATCCAATTCGGGCATTGTATCTTCCTCTGGCTTCTCATTTTTGAAAATTTCATAAGCATGAGAAGTAATATTAGATCTATCTAAACCTATGTCCTTCAATGTTGCATCATCCAAACTATTTAGTGCACTAACTGTTCTCGCTATTTTAAATTTATAGAACCATTCCTTTAACATTATATATCCTTTCTTAATATAAAAGCTTAACTCTGCATTTTTATATATAAATTGTTTCCATCAAAAAGATAAGAGATCAAAAATGAAAAACATTCTTTCCAAAATAGCATAAATCAACGCTAGGCTATTAAATTTAAACGTAGAAAAGCAAAGGCGTTTCTAGGTAGTAATCATACCAAAGCCTTTTGTTTCGTTAATTCTGAGGCATCTGAGAGCCTTGTTTTTTGAGGGATTGCATGATTTCATTACGTTTTTGGTCAGAAAGCCGTGACCAAGAAGAAATTTGCTTTAAAGTTCGAAAACAGCCAATACATATATTATTTTTTATTTTGCACACGTTTAGGCACGGGCTTACAATAGGCTGTAATCTTTCTTTTCTCGTCATTGGGATATGGAATCTCTGGTTGTTCGTTTAATCTTCTAGCAAAATACAGGCAATCATTTACATTTTCAAATGTTTGATCTTGGTTAATAATTAATGTGCCTATCATATAGACTAAAGCAAACTCTATCATTCATCTTTGGTCTTCCAAAAGTATTCGTCAGTATCACCAAGTCTGAATCTCTGACCATTCTCAACTTGATACTCTATTGTACTCACTTTGAAGTCTGGTTGCAATGGCTCTTGAGGTGTTAATGAATTATCATAAACTCTCATTCTGTTGTTTGGATATAAGCAAAACTGTCCGTTATTTAGTTCTAACAAATTAAATGATTTATGTTCCGCTGGTGTTTCACTTGTGGCGTAATCAATTACGTCTGGATCTTGATGGTAGTTGTCAATGGTACAAATGTAAGAACCCGTCATTGGACCGTGATCCCTGGTCAATATTTCAAAGTCCATTGATCCTATGAATTGTTTGTGAATAGACACCACGCCATAGTCCATACAATTCCAAAACTGAAGATTGTAAAGGTCAAGATCTGGGTTCGGGGTATCGGGGCGTGATACGAATGCAGAAATAGGTAATTTGTCATACAAAGCACCATAACTAGGAAGGTAAGTTTCAAAGTAAAATGCTCTACCAGGAATAGATTTTGCAGTAACCCAGACACCTTTTACAAATTCTCCATGACCATCTTGCAAGTCTCGTAGATATTCTCGTCTAACCCATACGTCTACGGAAGGTAAGTTACATATGAGTGTGGACATTTAGTGCATTGTTTCATTGGTTAAATCGCTTACATTCAGTAAATGTTCTGACATAAAGCTATCGTGATAGTCTCCAAAAAAACTATGGTTTCTCATATGTGTTTCTTTTACAATTTGTCCATTCTTTATTTTAAGAACTATAAATTGTTGCATGATTACTTTATCATCGTCTTGTTTTTCTATAGCTGTTTTAAATGGGCCTTCTTTCATTATAAAATTCCCTTTGAATATCCTTTTGCTCTAGTATAGGTTAAAACATCTTTTCTATTTGCAACATCGTTGACATAAGATACATGCACCCACCCAGAGTTCGGCTCTATACCATCCCAGCATTCTAAAATAAGCTGATCAAAATTTAAGTTCTTTTCTATGTATTTTGCTAAGTCATAATTACTGACACCGAATATTTCTATATCAGCAGCTTCTCCATCACAGTGTTGTGAGGTTGGTTTTGATCCTATTGCTTCGCATAATGCTGGACTACGGTAACCAGAGTTAATCATAACTGGCTTACCAAAAGCAGATCTAACTCTTTCTAATATATTATGACACAAAGATTCTAAGGCAATAATATGTATCTCGTTTGGATTATTCTCTATACCTTTTCTTTCTGCTGTTTGTGATTTAGTAAATTCTACTAAATTAAAATTGGTTGATAATTTCATGCTGTTCTCCTAGCGATGTCCATGTTTTTTGCTACGTTTATTGGATCACTTCCAAGAACCGTAGGACTGGTTCTAGTCACAGGACTTGTTTTCATACTTAGAGAATTTGATACCATATCATCTACGTCTATGTCCATATTTTGTTGTTCGACCTTTGACTCTTGTTGAACAGATTGTGGTGGACTAAAATCAAAAAAGTTCATTAAGTCATCTGAAGCTTCATTACCTTTGACTCCAAACAAAGGCTCTTCTTTTAAAGACATTCCTCTTCTTAAAGCTTTTAGTCTATTGAGGGCTCCTTGAGGAACACGAATTCCTTTTCTACGAGCTTCCTCTACTTTCTTCTTACTTGGTGTAAAAGGAAGATACCTATTTCTTAGTATTGCATTTGTTTCTTCTGTGCCCAAACCAGCTCTTTTAAATTCTTTTAATAATCGACTTCTACTCATACCTAATGTTTTTAAATCTTCTACATGTGAAGCAAAAGCTTGGAACGCTTTTAGTCTGGCATCATCAGCTCTTTGATAAGCAGTTAAGAATTGATCTCTATCTGCTACATCTAGTTTTACGGCTTCGTTAAATAGTGTAGCTGCCGATGATCTAGCCGCTTTGAATTCTTGAGCTTTAAAGTAAGCTACTTTTTTATTATCTATTATCTGAGTATTAACACCAGTAAAAGCTCGGAATAGTTCTGAACCAGTGTCATACTCTCTACCTGTTGAAGGCTCTATTGTATCTGAATCAAAAACACCTCTTGCAAATCTTCCTTGTTCTATAGACTTTATACCTGTAGGAAAATTACCTCCAGCTATTCCAAGTTCAGAACCCACTGGCACCCTCACTGGAATTGCATTTGGCATTAGTGTATTGAATATATGAACTAAAGATTTTTCCCATGCAACACTTGGACTGTCGCCTTCTCTATATACTTTTGCACCTGTCATGGTTTCACCCGCTCTACCCATCATGGATTTAGGTAAAACATCTTGAAGGGCGGCAAAGATCATAGACTGATCTAAGAAAGGTTGTAAGTATTCAGTTAAACTTTCATACGCTATTTTTGCGGCAGTTTCTCCATAACCTTTACCCAACTTACTGCTTTCTTGATAGGTATTTATCATAGTTCTAAATCCTCTAGATAAAAGATCATAAGGATTAGTATGACTGAAATCTATGTATTCAAAGTTACCGTTTTTATCTCTACCTACTGGAATAAACTGAGAGTTTCTTTGCCAAGTTGCCGCTTGTCTATTAGCAGCAGCTAATTCTTCATCACTTGTATCTGTTAAAGATTGTGCAAATCTTTGAAGACCATCGCCAGCTACAGCAAAAGCAGTAACGCCTCCCATTAATCTTTTCATTCCTATTTCTCTAATAGCAATATCATCGCTAGATAATTCTCTTGCAGCTGTGTTTAAAATATTAAAACCAGTTCGCATGATTTCGGCGGGGAATGCAACGAAGTTACCTAGAGGAACCATTCTTAAACCTTTGATAAATTCAGGCACTAGTTCATAGTTGGGCACTAAATTACGGACATTATCTGCCGCATATCTTTTCATTGCTTCGTCTATGGTTTCTTCATCAGTTTTATTAATGTATCTAGAGAATTTTATTTCTGCATCCAAAGGATCTCCAGAAGCCATCATCTTTGTTCTAGCGTTTCTAAGCTTTTGTAATTCAAATTGATAATTATATATTTTCCAAATATCATCCCCACCTTTATACAAGCCTTCAGCCTTGTTCAAAAAACCTTTAGCTAAATTGTTTGTACCTTTTGTAACAGCACCTATGCCTCCTTTTATACCTTTGATTTGAGAAGGTATTTCTAAGACACCTGTTAAATTAGGTGATGTTTGTGTTTGAACGGTACTGTGTACACCTTCACGATCATCTCTTGTGTAGCGTTGTATTTGTTCCCCAGTTGGACCTGTGTCTCTGTATCCCAAACCTTTCTTTAAGTTTGCTTGTATCTCTCTTAGTTGAGCAGAACTACCAATAACACCTCTTTTTTGTAGATCAACTAGAAAATCTAGTACTTCATTATTTAAATCGTAATCAACAAGTGTTTTACCTTTAACCTTTAATTCTTTGTCAATAAGATCTCGTAAAACCATATTAACTGATTCCATAACATTTGCACCTCTACCAACATTACCATTTGCTAAAGCAAACATAGCGGCAGATGTTACGTTTCTTACTTGAGTGATTGGCGATAAAATTGTTTTAGCGTATTGAGACACACCTTTTAATTGTAGTAGAGGACCATAAACGGTTCTAGCAAACTCAACCATAGGACTCATGTTTGAGTTTACAATATTTGTCATGGCATCAAACATTGGTCTAGGAATAGCATAGCCATACATCTCACCATAAACACTTCTACTAGGACCACCACCTTGACCACCACCTGCTTCTGGATCTCTTCCTAGAACAACGTAGTCCATCTTACCACCTCTGGTTCTCATGGATTCTAATATATCATCCATTTCTTTTTGACCATTAGGTGCTTGATCTAAAGTTCTAATTAGACCTCCGTTTTCGATTGTTGCATCTGGGTTATCAGCTAATCTTTGTGCATTTATTTGATCTATTCTTGCTTGTATCTCTGCATTTGTATTAACGAACATAGGTACTTCATCACCTGGCTGTCCTCTTGCGATAGCATCGGCATTTCTAGTAGCATTAGCCAAGATAGAAGCATCAGCCGTCCTTTTGAAACCAGTATAAAACGCATCCGAGGCTATAAAATTAGATAGTTCAGCTACTGTGTGTATATAGGCTTCTTTAGGTGTTCTAATCTCACCCATGATTTCTCTTATTATTGTATTATCCACTTGAGGTTTGTTAACAACTCCAGGGTTTAATCTAACAATAGGAATACTCATACCAGTTGATGTTCTTGGCTTTGCGTTTTTTAATCCTTTATAATATTTTGTGACGTTATCAATATATCTATTAGCTTGTGCTGGTGTTAACGTAACATTACCTGCTCTCCATTCTCTAACAAAAGCATCATCAATCGGATAGTTTCCTGTTTCTTCTTTTAAAAATTTCTGAACATGTCTTATGTCAACTGCTCCTTTAGCTTCTGTTATTTGCTCAACTAAAGAAGATCTTGCAGACGGTGATAGTTTAAAAGTTTCATCGTTAAATATCTGATACAATCTAGAAAGATAACCACCAGAACTTATATTCTGATTTACAGTATCAATAAAATCTTGTCTGCTTAACATACCAGTTCTTCTTTCTGCTTCTGTCAAATCTTCTGGTAAGTTTCTAGCTATACTAGATTCTTTTACTTTTTCAGATAGTTTATCAATAGCTTTTTTTGCTTTTGAATAAGCCTCAAACAATGGTCTAGGAATTTGTAGTTCATCGTATCTTTTACCTTCTAAAACATCCATGAAATTATTAATTAATTTTTCTTTGTTGTATCCACTCAACTGCATATAATCTGGATCTTTCAAAGCTTTTTTTATTTCTTTATCAATTTCTTTTAATGTTTTTTCTGCACGTTTTATTTCTCCTTCAACTGCTGGATTAACCATTGACTTTAACCTTGCAGTTGCTGGATCTAAAAAAGATCTATATCTAAAAACAGAAACGGCTCTTGTAACAGCTTTATCTAAACTATTGTAAGACTCCCCTTTTAAATATCTCTCTTCACCTCTTTTTATGGCTTCTGCGGCTACATCTGATGTAGCACTCAATGCTCTGGAACCGACACCAACACCAACACCGATGCCTAACCCTTTAGCTCCACTTTCTAAAACATCTGCAAACTCTGGTAATTCTCCGTCTATTGCAGACCCTACAATTTCGTAACCTGCTCCAACTCCTGCACCTGCCGTACCTAATCCAACCTCTCTCGTGGTTCGTGCACCGAGTTTCGATGTACCACTTATA